AAAAATATCCAGTTATTAATTATGCTAATAATGTTTCTATTAACATATTGGCTAAGATAGATATTGCTAAATCCACACTATCAGATTCAAGCATCTATTACCCGTACACTATTAAAGACGGTGAAACTCCGTATCAAGTAGCATTAAACTATTATAATGATCCTCGATATGTTTGGTTAGTGTTTATGTCTAATAAGCTAGTTGATCCTTATTATGAATGGCCTTTAGATAATAATACCTTTGAACAACATATTGTTAAAAAATATGGATCATTGCAGAACGCAATTGAAAAAACTGCTTTTTATAGAATAACATATAAAAATGATGATAGAATGCTATCACCCGCTCAGTATAATGATAATATTCTTACTCCAGGGTATTTGAAAAAATATTGGAAGCCTGTTGTTAACGAAGCTGGTACAACTCTTTTTTATGATAGAAAAAATGATATGACGGTTGTAGAGACCAATAAGATTATGGAAATTTATGTAAGTAATCCACAGACCTTCACGAATGGGGAAAATGTATTACAAAGTAACACAGCTGGGGGACTACTTGGTAAGGGACAAATTAAGTCGCTTGAAACAGATAGGATAATTATTCAGCACATTGAAGGGGCATTTGCTAATACCACTGGAGTAGTCAGCACTATAAAAGGTCAGGAATCAAATACCACTTCTACAGTTACGAACACTAGAGTATTATATACAGCACTTTCCGCACAGGAATATGTATATTGGGAGCCTGTAAGTTACTACACCTACGAAAGTGAAATCAATGAAAGTAGAAAATTTATAACTTTAATTGATTCAGCATATGTAGACAGAATAGAAAAAGAGATCCAAGAGCTACTATGATTCAGAATTTTGAATTAGATGACGTTAAGATATACGACATTAAAATAACCAATGCTAATAAAACGGATACTAAAGATATACGTGCACAATTATTGACCATGTCAGTATATGAGGATATACAAGAGCCAACAATATATGCAGAAATATCTTTAGTAGATCAAATCTCGTTAGTTAGCAAGCTTCCTATTGTGGGAGAAGAAACAATTGTTATATCATTCAAGTCCCCTTTCAGGGACGAGATAACCACCTACAACCTTAAAGTATTTAATATTAGCGGTGAAGCGGTTCAGGATAGTAATAAAGGAAGTGTGTATAAATTACAGTGCGTTTCTGAAGAGCATTTTGTAGGAAGTGTCTTAAACATTGAAAAAGCGTATAAAGATATTATTAGTAACATCGTAACAGATATTCTCGTCAATAATTTGAAGACGACAAAGCCACTTGATATCGAACCAACCAAAGGATTGATACCACTTGTAATACCTAGAATGAATCCATTTGAGAGCATTGATATGATTAGGCAGCGAGCAATTGGGTATATGCCTACTGGTGGGGTTTTTGTTTTCTATGAAGATCAGAAGGGGATACATTTTAGAAGTTTAGAGTCGCTGATTGATATGGGCAAAGAAACAATCAATAGTAGAGTGTTCACTTATGACCCAGCAACAAAAGAAGACACGTTACGTGAGACTCATAGATTTAGAAATATGATTAATTATGAGCAATTGAAGAAGACGGATACTGTTACAAAATTAGCATCTGGAGTATTCAATAATATTACCAAATCCTATGATATCCATACCAAAGGGTTTGGAGAAACGATATTTAAATTGGCAGAACAAAGTAATAAAATAGTAACCGGTCAGAAAAAAACCTCGCTACCCAATAGCGGTGAGTTTATAGAGAATTATTCTAATCGAGATCAATACAAATTCTTTGCACCTAAGGATATTAGTAAAGGAACTGATTATATTACGGATTACATGGGGTATAAACAATCGTTTGCTACTCTATTTAACCAAAACATTGTTAGAGCATATGTTCACGGTGATAATTATTTGAAGGTAGGGGACATGGTAACATTGGAACTACCAGATACATCAGCTGTCAAAACTACATCTAAAAAGGATAAGCCATATTCTGGTAATTATATGATTACCAAATTAAGACATATGATTTACATGGAAGATAAAAGATTCAAACACAAAGTTTCATTTGACTGTAATAAAATAGGATTATCATAATGGCGACAGGTAATATAGGCGAAGAGGGTTTTAGGTGGTTTATTGGAGTAGTAGAGGACAGAGATGATCCTTTAAAACTTGGACGTGTAAGAGTACGAATATACAATGTACACTCAGAAAAAAAGTCGCTAGTAAATACATCTGAGCTTCCATGGGCAGGGGTACTGAATAGTATCAATAGCTCTAGCTTAGATAAGATAGGGATATCCCCTACAGGAATGCAAGTGGGTTCAACTGTTGTTGGGTTTTTTATGGACGGCAATGATGGTAACAATCCTATGATTATGGGGACTCTTGCAGGAGTACCTGGTAACGATCAAGCCAAACACGATGTGTGTAGTGAGGCAAGAGAAGTGAATGCTGTACCAAAGTCCTATAATGGATCGGGTAGAGTAATGGAACCCAATTCAGCATTTGCAGCTAAATATCCTTATAATAAGGTGATCAGAACTGAGCGTGGCCACGTAATTGAAGTAGATGATACACCAGATAAAGAAAGAATTCATATCTATCATAAGAGTGGATCATATTCTGAAACTAACAATGTCGGTAGAAAAGTAGATAAAGTAGTTGACGATCACTTTGAGATAATTGTTAAAAATGATAATGTGTGGGTTGGTGGTAACGTAAAGGTTCATATTATGGGCAACGTAGATATAATGGTAGAAGGTACGTATACAGTTGAGTCTAAAGGTAATATGAGATTCAAAGCTCCGCGTATTGATATGAATTAATATGATAACAGGAATATTTAAAATATTGGTGGGTGACAAATTAATCACATATACCAATTATAATGATATACCAGAGTCTTTTGATAATGTGATAGAATTCTTACCCAATTATCCTCCTGGACCTCATACAGAGGATGAGCATGAATATATGGATACGTATAATTCATTTTTACAAGATTTGCTGAAGAGAGAAACTAATGCCAGCAGTAACTAGAAAGGGCGATGCCGACATAACTCATTGTAGCACTCCTAATCGGGAAGGCTGTTCTGGAGATGTGTTTGCAAATGGTATACCCGTTTCTCGCCAGGGTGATAACAACACCGTGCACAAATTACCTGGAGGAGATCGGTGCCCCTCACATGCTGCCCCTATTACTAAGGGAAGCTCCACCGTGTTTATTAATGGTAGAGGTTGTGGGCGTATAGGAGATGCTATAACCGGATGTACAGCTGTAGCGGCTGGTTCACCAAATGTATTTGCAGGGGGCTAAATGGCTTCAATAAAACAAGTAGCACATAAAGAAACAGATCTCAAGCAGATTGTATATTCAGACCTGCAAACCAGCTTTGCTATACATCCTAACAAGAAAGATGTAACTAGATTATTTAATGAGGATGCTGTTAAGAGGTCAATAAGGAATATTATTCTGACCAATAAAGGGGAAAAGTTGATGGACCCTCAATTTGGCAGCAATATTAATGCATTACTTTTTGAGCAAATGACGCCCGCATCAGAAGATATTTTAAAGCATTATGTGATAAGCGCAATTGAAAACCATGAACCAAGAGCTAAGGTCCTTGGGGTAATTGTAAGTGCCCTTTATGACATGAATGCGTACGGGGTTACCGTTGTTTTCAATACAATAAATACAAAAGAACCAATTACAATGGAATTATTAATTAATAGGGTACGCTAATGGCTAATACTAGCATAAATTTGGTAGGGTTAGACTTTGATACAATCAAAGGTAACTTAGTATCATATCTCAAAAGATCTGACTCACCATTCAAAGATGTTAATTTTGATGGTTCTAATATCTCACAACTTATTGATGTATTATCATACAACACGTACCTAAATTCATACTACTTGAACATGGTTGGAAGCGAGATGTTCTTAGATACGGCACAACTTAGAGATACAATCGTATCTCATGCAAAGGAACTCAATTATGTTCCTAGATCATTTAACTCATCAAGTGTGCAAATTAGTTTTGATATCTACCCATCAACAGTATTAGATAGTTTATTGATTCCTAAAGGAACGTCATTCACAACAAAGCTTGGAAGTAATAATTATAGCTTTAGTACACAAGATAACTTAGTATTCAACTCTAACGCTAATAACGTTGTTAAAGTAACTAACTTAAATATATATGAAGGATCGTATGTAACCGAATCTTTTGTTTTCGATTCGTCTAACACTGCTCAACGATTTGTGCTTTCAAATCCTACAATAGATACCCAAAGTCTTTCAGTGCGTATACTAGAAGATAATGGAGCAAACACGGTTTCTTATAGTAGATCAACATCCTTCTTAGGGATTGGTGCAAACTCTCAAGTATACTTCTTACAAGCTGCAGAAAACTCTCAGTATGAGTTGGTGTTTGGTGATAACGTGATTGGTAGAAAACCTAAAAGTGGTTCAGTAGTTGTAGCTGAATATAGAGTATGTAATGGTCAATTACCTAATGGCTCGGTAGTGTTTGATTTAGATGGCCCAATTCAAGGTCAAGCAAACATATCTCAAATAACGGTAGCATTCCCTGCGTCTGGTGGAAGTGTCAGTGAAACAAATGAGTCAATTAAATATAATGCTCCAAGAGCATATCAAAACCAAGAACGTGCAGTAACAACCTCTGATTACGAAAATTTACTCAATCAAAACTTCCCTGAGATTCAAGCTATCTCAGCTTATGGTGGTGAAGAAGCTGATCCTCCTCAGTACGGCAAAGTTTATATTGCAGTAGACATTGAAAATGCAGATGGTACTCCTGAGACTATAAAAAGAAAATTTTATGATTTCATTAAAGCAAGATCACCGCTGTCAATTGATCCAGTCATCATTGATCCTGACTTTTTATTTGTTGACGTATCCACAAATGTCAGCTATAATATTAATACTACAACATTAAAAGATAATGATATAAGATCCCTAGTACTGAATACTATCAGTCAATATAATATTTCTACATTATCTAACTTTAAAAGTACACTAAGGTACAGTAAATTTATCAAGGCAATTGATGACACTCACCCAAGTATTTTGAGTAATGATACTCGTATTATGCCATATAAGAGCTTACAGCCTACTCCAAATAGTACATTCACAGCTTCAATCCAATTTGGGTTTCAGCTAACACATATTGAGTTACCTAGCCACGAAGGAGCATCTTTAGTTGATGCTGCTAATGAGCGCCTCAACGTATGGTCCACACCATTCATTTATGATAATGCCACAGCATTTGTAGAAGATGATGGGTACGGAAATCTATTTGTAGTTTCTACTCAGCAAGGAATTCACAAAAGATTATTTACAATAGGAACTGTAGATTATATGTCAGGTAGTATTAGCATATTTAATTTAATTGTTGATGAATATAATGGCAGTCAAATTAAACTTTATGCAAGACCAGAGTCATATGATATTAGCTCGCAAAAGAATGTCATTCTATCAATTAGGGATAATGATATAACAGTTACTACAACCCGTGTAAGAGAGTAGTATGATTGATATTGAACAAGGTATATCCACATTTGTAGAGTCTCAATTTCCTGATTTTTATAAGGAAGATGGACCTATCTTTATAATGTTTGTTAAAGAATATTATAAATGGCTTGAAGAAAATTATACAGTTATTGAACTATATGACATAGCAAACTTTAGTGTTGGTGATATAGTTACCCAAGACCTAGCAGCAGGGGTCATAGAAGTTGTGCTACCAACATCTATAATGGTTAAAGTGACAAAAGACCATTTTGTCACTAATAATACTGAAATTGTTGGTAATGGTGGTGGATCATCTTTAATTAAATCAGTACAATCAACAAACCCAATTTACTTCTCAAGAAATCTTTTGCACATAAAAGATTTGGATTTTACTACAGACAATTTTCTTGTACATTTCAAAGAAAAATATCTAAAGAATATCCAATTTGATACGTATACCGCCAAAAAAACTTTAATTAAAGCAGCACAAGATTTATACAGTTCTAAGGGAACTGAAAGATCTATTGATTTATTATTTAAGTTAGTTTTTGGGCAGGGAGCAAATGTTTATTATCCTGGCGAGGATGTGCTTAAACCATCTTCTGGCAAATGGGTCATTCCTCAATACTTAGAGGTCACTGTAACTCCAAAAGGGCCTCTATTAGTTGGCAAGCAGGTATATGGTAGTAGATCTGGAGCTACAGCATTTTGTGAATATATGATTAAAAGAAACATCAAAGGAAAAATTATTGATGTTTTATATTTAAGCAATGTAGACGGGACGTTTGGACATAATGAGTTAATATTAGATAGTACTGGGGTTGTAAAAGATGCTCCTGTCATGACGGGGTCGTTATCGTCAATTAATATAACATCGGGCGGAGAACAGTTTATTGTTGGGGAAGAAGTAATTTTAGTATCAAGCAGAGGGGTAGGGGGTCGAGCACTTGTTACCAAGATTGTTACAGAAACAGGCCTTGTTAAATTTATACTTATAGATGGGGGCTGGGGATACTCCAACACAGCTCAGATAAAAATATCAGAAAAAGTATTAAAGGTAGCTAATGTAGTAAATGCTAATACAAGTAAAATAGGGTTTGATAAATTTGAAACCGTCACACAGTCTTTAATTAAAGTTAATAGTAATAATGTTACAGGATCTGTGGGCGTAGGCGATTATGTTACAAATCCAGACAATGCAGTGGGCATTGCTGTAGAGATAAATCAGCCAGATGCATTGACGTCAAACATTACTATTAACATTATCTCCGGCAATGTAGTATCAAATAACAATATTCGTTCAAGTAATCAACAATGGTTATCAGTACAAAGTAACACATCTACTACCAATAATTTTATTGTTGGAGAACTCATATATCAGTCAAATGGATCTGCTAATGTGACAGTAGGAACAGTTGATTCTCTATCAAACGTCGTTATTCTAACTGTTAATACATCGACTATATCATCTAATGGGTTACATGTTGGTACATTTGCATTTCAGCCTTACACACTAGCTACCGGAATAGTTGCAGCTATGCCTTGGAGCGTTTATTCGTCATATGCTAATGTTCCTTATGTGGTATTGTCTAATACCAGCGGATCATTTGATAATACACACCCTGTAAATTTTTATCCGCAAGCTAGCAACACCACATTACTCGCAACAGCAACTCCTACAAACGCTGCCAACGGTGAGTTAATTAAATTATCTAAAGTTAGTGGTAGTAGATGGTATCCAGGAAATACCATATATGGTTCAATATCATTAGAGCGTAACGCACCAATTGTAGTTTCAGATGTTGGTGGGTTGAGAATATCTAATAGTAATGTTACCGCAACAGGGAATGTTATTGGTTCCAATGCCACGAGTATTGGTATAGTAAGTATTACCAATAAATTCTATACCGTGAATGGCAATATTATTATTGGGTCAGGGTCAAACACCTATGCCAACGTAATAGCCATTTCTACTGGAACTGGTGCAAATGCATCCGTATATAAAATTACAAATACTGAAATAGTTAGATTATCACTTGATTTCTTGAATGATTCAAATAGTAATGGGGTTCCATTTGCAAATATGCTTTTAACAGGCGCAAATTCTGGTTATGGTACTTTAAGTGGAACAATCATAGCCGCTACAGGATCTGGGTACAATAATACAAACATTGTCAGGTTTGCAGGGGGTAATACTGGTGGTGGGTCATTTGGGGCAGGAAATGCATCTATTGTAACAGATGGATCCGGAGCAATTATCAATATTATATTGACGGCTAATGTTGGGTCTGGATATACAACAAACCCCACTATATCTGTAGCTAACTCGACTGGAGGAAGCACTGGAGTTGGTTCTGGGGCCAATGTAATACCCACGTTCAGTCTAGGATTTCCTAAAAATACAGGGGGGACAATATCTACACCATTAATTAATATATTAAGATTTCAAAATAAAACTATTGGAACTATATCTTCTCTATATAAAATTAATCCAGGGGAAAATTATAATCTATCCCCATTCGTGTTACCATATGAGCCGGCTGTAGCAGAATTGGGTAAAAAAGACTTCATATTATATATTGCTAATACAAGGAGTGCATATACAATAGGTGAAATTGTAACACAACAAACAAGTAATATAGCTGCTGCTAATATTTCATCCAATTTATTTAGTGGAACGGCAGGGTTAGTGGTCGGGGAGTATGTGTATAGTACAGATGGAATTTCTATTGTAGCCTCAGGAGATATGTACAGCTTTACTACTAACGCAGCCAATAATTATAATATCATTGTTGCAAATCCTACAGGCACATTCCAAAACACTATTTCAACATCCTTATTAAGAGTAAATACTACTACAAATTTTAATATTGGAAATAAAGTGATACAAGGAACGGCTAATGGGGTTGTATTAAATACAAATACTACCCATATAGTAGTTAAAACTGTACAAGGTGTATTTGCAGCCAATGCTACCGCTGTTACTAGTAACTCAAGTGGATCAGCTACAATCAGTTCAGCTAATAATAATTCCAAAGCATATTTAATGTTTGGAGACACGAGCAATAGCTCTTATGTCATAACCAATACAGGGGTTTCAGCTACATCATCAACCGCAAGAGGAAGAGTTAAAACTGTTAATAGTAGTATAATGACGGTTGCAAGGACGTCGTTATTTACAACCTTTACTCCAAGTGGAACAAACAATCTTATAGGGGAATTTAGTGGGGCCACAAGTAATATTTTAGCAGTTGCAGATGATATCACTACAAGAAGTGTAGGAGATAATGCTAATATTACAGCCAACGTTATTTTTAGTGAAGGGTCTATATCTGAAACCCTAATCACTGATTCTGGGTTTGGATACATTGCAGATGAAGGGGTCACAATATACTCCTCCGACTATACACGGTCAGCATCAGCTAAAGCTAATGTGGCCACGCAAGGGGTTGGAACTGGTTACTATGCATCCAGAGATGGATTTTTGAGCGATGTTAAAAAATTGCATGATGGGTATTTTTATCAAGATTATTCCTATCAAGTAGAGAGTCCAATTCCATTAGATAAATATAATACAATGCTTAAAGAAGTGCTTCACGTTGCTGGAACTATTATGTTTGGCAAAGTCAAGACAAGCACAATCGTTAATACAAACATAAGTGTGTCTAACTCTTCGGTAACAATATCATAATATGGCAAAAATAATTACTAAAAACTTTAAGCACCACGTTGTCAATCAATTGACTGAGTCTATCACCGAACCAGCCAATACAATATATTATATGTGGATTGGTAATCATATAGAATATCCTAGTGGGGATGATAATATTCCTATTCCAAATGATACGGTCAGAGAAACACATCATACTCCATACGAGCAAGGAATATTTGGTAAAAAAATTCAATATAATGACGTTGCTGCAATGTCCCCAAGATACAACTGGACATCAAATACGGTGTACGATCCATATGATGATAGTACTGACCTTACTAGTAAAAAATACTATGTCGTAACAACCGATAACTCAACCTATTACGTGTATAAATGCTTGGATAATAATGGAGGAGCTCCATCAACCAGTTCGCCAACAGACACGGTAGAAAGTGCTTGCAATTTTACTACAAGCGATAGCTATGTATGGAAATTGATGTATAAAATGCCAGACACCGAATTTAAAAAATTTGCTACTGATGACTTTATGCCCGTCGTAACAAGTGCAAATGTTGCAGCAGAGTCATTGGATGGGGCAATTGACGTGGTCAGAGTCGTGAATAACGGGTCAAACTATGTAGCAACATTTACAGGTCAATTGATTGCTGATGATGTAAGAGAATATATTCCTAATATAGTAGGGTCAAGTACTACATATAGGTTAGCTAATTCAGCATCATCCAATACCAATTTTTATGTTGGTAGCGGTCTGTATATAACTAATGACTCTGCCTCTAATAGTGGGGCTGCAGGACAGCTCAAGCAAATAGTAGACTATTATAGTGTTGGTGGAAGCCGCATTGCCGTTATAGACTCTCCATTTACTGTTGCTCCAGCAGCTGGGGATACATATTTGATAGCACCGTATGTAGTAGTAACTGGTGATGGGACTACAAATGCTACGGGATATGCAGTAGTATCAAGCAATGCTACTGTTAATAATTTTATCAGCAAAATTAATATTGTAGATCGTGGGGAAGGGTTTACATATGGCACTGCTAGTATTCAAGGCAACACTGGTGGTCTATCAAATACAGCTACATTAAAAGCAATAATGCCTCCTAAAGGAGGGCACGGCAGCGATTCACATTTAGAATTGGGATCTACTAGCTTAGGAGTAAGTATCACTTTAAACACATCTGAAGGGGGATACATACCTACCAACAATGACTATAGAAGTGTAGGTGTCATAAGAGATCCATTGTTTAATAATGTTACATTAACTCTTGCTAATACTACTGGTACATTTTTAGGTACAGAAAAAATATATCAAGTAGACTACATTACACTTGCAGGAAACACCTCAACAAATACATCTTCTAATACGGTGACTGGAACGCTAACAGAATTTGATGCATCGTTAAAAGCCAATGATCAAGTTATTATATATGACCCAGCTAATAATCTAAGATGTATACGGACTGTATCGGCCGTAACAAATTCGACGTCCCTAACATTGAACACTGCACCATCTTTTGTTGCTACGATTGGTAAAATAGAAAAGGCATATATTACCGCTACTGGTAGCAGATCAGGAAATTCACTACCATATGTTTCAATGAATAATGCGGAGCCTAAATTTGTAACAGATAAGTATGTAATAGGAGAAACCTCTGGTGGATGGGGCAAGGTTACGGCAATAAGTGTTAATGAAAAGTCCTATAATAGTTGGTCTACATTTGACAATAGAACAAGAATTTCATATACGTCTATGGGCAGCGCAGTTGCTCAAGATGCTGTGGTATATCAAGCAGCTATGTCATTAAGTAATGCATATTATCACTCATCCAATTCAACATATGTATTCCTAACTTCAGAAAAAGGAACTATAAATGCTGACCCAGCCGATCCATTAATCGTACTAAATACTGGGACTACAATAAATCTTGGCTCTGTAAAATATAACCCGGATGTTGTAAAGGGATCAGGTGAATTCATATATCTTGAAAACTTAAATCCTATTTCAAGAAGTAACACACAATCAGAAACTATAAGAATAATTTTGAGTTTTTAAGAGGGTAATATGTCCATAGAGACTAATTTAAATGTAGCGCCGTTTTTCGATGACTATAACAAAGATAAAGAATACTATCGGGTTTTGTTTAGACCTGGGGTATCTGTTCAAGCTCGAGAGCTAACTCAAATCCAGGATATATTACAAAACCAAGTTGAAAGCTTTGGGAATCATGTATTCAAAAGTGGGACAATAGTTAGTGGAGTAAATTTTCAATTTTACCCTAATTATTCTTATGCTAAAATTCTTGATACTCAAGTAGACGGTCAGCCTACTGCTACAAGTGCATATATGAATTTATATGCAAAAAATTCCTCAAATTTACAAGCAAAAATCATTAATTATAAATCAGGATATCAAACGACAGATCCTGAAATGAACTACTTATATTTCAAATATATTAATTCAGGGGATAGTGGCGAACAAGCATCATTCTCAAATAATGAAGTTCTTACAATCTATAGTAAAGGGAATCAAGTTTTTGATTTTAATATTGTAGATGGTGGTTCTGGATTTTCAAATACAAACACAGTACAAGTTGTTAGTGCTCTTTTAGTTAGTAATAGCAATGTTACAACTGGGGCAACAATTTCTCAAGGTAGTGGTAGTACATCTGCTAATTTATATGTTATATCTTCCAATAGCAATTTTAGTATTGTGATTGATGATATTACATATGCAAGTACTAATGGATATAAGATTCTAACGGTCCGTCCAATTGTGGACGATTTAGTCAGCACATCGACAACTGATAGTAAATGGAACATTACTCCAGGCGAAAACGTCGTACAAGGATCTAATACAGCATTGGTTGTAGCTAAATTAGGAGCATCGGCCACTGCTACATTAACAACCGATTCGTCAGGCATTATTACTGATGTGTCGTTAGTCACATCTGGTCAAGGATATATTGTTCCTCCATATATAACGGTTCGTGGTGGTACCTCAGGGTCACATTCAAGCTTACAAATTTTACCACAAATGTATAAGGCTCAAGTTACTGTTGCCGATTCCACATTTACAGGTGGCGGAGCAAATCCAATTGGGTCAGCATATGCATTTGGTGTTACTGATGGAGTAATCTATCAAAAAGGATTCTTCCTTAAGGTTGACCCACAGAC